GATGCCTGAAACGGCAAATGCACCTTTTAATAGAGTTCTTTCAAATGCTTCTACAGGTTTGATTAAAGATTGTGCACCTTGTAGCACACGCATTGTGCTTATGTCTTGCGCAATTTCTGTAGACTTCATCAAAGCTATAGCAACATCGTCGGGAATAAGCTCGTCTAAATGCGCATATTTACGCCACTTAAATAAACCACTTCGTTTCATATTGGCTGTGATTGCTTGTACAGCTTCTGTGAAAGTTGCATGATCTCCTGCCAAATATGCGCGAGTAGCTTTACGCACAAGTCTTTTATAAGCAGCGTCTGTCATTTGTTCAGCTAACTCTTTCCCCGCTTCCTTGAACGTCTGCTGAGCTACCTCTGAAGCTATATCAAGTCCTGCTTCTTTTGCTGCTTTTTTAGCCAGTGCTTCTCCAGTTTCTGCGACTGTTTCTTTAACACCTGCTGCTAATCCTGTTTTTAGAGGTGCAGTAACAAGCTCTTTTCCAAATAATGTGACCCAGTTTAACGGGTCTGAGAGCGTTTCTAAAACAATATCTCCTATAATGCTCCCTGTGTCATAGTCATAATTGACACGCCCCAGATCTCCCCAACCCATAGCGTGTATAAAACTTTCTCCACCTTCGAGTACGAGTCCTTTTACCGGATTAGCTAAAACGTCTAGAGTTTCTCCTACATTAATAAACAGATTACGTAGTACAGTTTTAAACTCTCCACGTAATGCAGGCTTATAACCTTTGTTCCAAGCATAGTCTAAAGTGCTTGTAAGGATATTAAGAATAGGGACGTTTTCTAAGCCGCCCCAATCACCACGTTCCATGTTACGATTAAACGTGGTTAATATAATATCCGCAAGGGAATTTAACTCATAAGGATTATGGTAATCCGCTGCTAAAGAAGAAGCTCTCGTCTGCCCTCGCCAAGGCTTACGAAAACCGCTATCAATATCAGGAATATCTGGTATATTGGGTAGCGCAGGAAGCCTTGGCATAGAGGGCAGCTCTTGTATGGGAGGTATTCTTGGAATTGTCTGCATATCGTCGCCTACTTTGCAAGAAATGGTATTGATCTTCGCTTCATCGTTCAGCGAATGATTTAACGACCCGACGCTTTTGTAAGCCAGGGGTATGGATAGGTATAGTTGTAGTCTGAATATGAAGATGTTGCGGAACCTCTGTTGTTTTTCTTAGTTTGTTTTATAATTTTTCGTGCATCTGATCTAGACATATTAGTGTAATTCATAAGATGTGCAATTGCTAAAGCATCATTACCAGAGGCCAAAGCCTGTTCGAATAATTCGTTAAAGCCTGGCATTCGTTGAGCATCAGCAAGTTCTTTACGTGTTTGTGCATCAATATTAGCTGCTTGTAGATTTGCGTCTGCAAGTATTCGCTGTGCCTCTACATTACGATCAGCTGCATAACGCTGAGCTGCAGCTTGAGCTTGCATACCTTGTAGCTGTTTCAGAGCTTGGTCAAGTCTAGCATAGTAGTCCATTTCTCCAATACTATGCTGGATCTCGGCAGCGTAGTTCTGGGCATCTAATGCACCAATCTGCTGACGTAAAGCATTAGATATTTCTAGAGCTTCCATTGCATTCCTAGCGTACGCTGCAGCTTCTTGGTCTTTAAGTAAATTACGTTTTTGAGCAAGATCAGTAGAGCCCATAACTCCCTCTTGAGTTAAGCCAAGAATAGCACTTAACTCATTAGCAGCCTGCATGCCCCTAGAAGCCCCCGTAGCAATAGCTTGTGATGCGTTACGCCGTATTGTATCCAAAGCTGCTGCTTGGGTGCCATAAAGATTGTTGTAAAATGCATTTTCCGTCATTTGATATTCTTTATTCCGTGTAGCATACTCAGCACGCGTAGCTTCATCAAATTTACTACGTATAGCATCTTCATCATAGTTAATACCGTACAGATCCCCTAATGTTAAGCCACGTAACTCCGGTGCGACAGGGGTGTACGCTGGAGCAGCAGTAATCTTCGTTTTTCCAAATGAGCTAGAGCTAGATTTAGACTTAGACTTAGGCTTAGGCTTACTAGTAGCTGGAGAAGTATTTGCTACATAATCAGTAGTCTTTTTAGCGGACTTACCTCCCCCAGTCTGGTCTGCTTGAAATGTGTTTCTATACACGGCTATACCTCCTTGCTCCAAACTTCACCGGTTTTTACGAATAAATCTTTAATAAGTAACCAATCTCCATTTACTTTTACATAAATTGCATTCGGCGTTACCCAAGTACCATTTACCTTTACGTACATGCGTTCATCTCCTAATACTTGATCCATATATCGCCGTCTTCCCCACCAGAGGGCTCTTCAGTGCTGACAGTGATATTACGATGCTGGCTTACATTATTTTCGTGCGCTAAAATACGAGAGCATACCTCAAGCACAGCTTCTGCGGTGTGGTCGCCTTGCTCTATTATAAGGTTCCAAAGTTCGTTCCAGCGTACGTGTGTAACAACATAGCGTTCTCTTGCGTCTTCATTTTGCCTAATAAGTTTAGGAGTATAATCTTCGATTGCCATTTAACTCACCTCGCATAGAGTGGTCTATACACCCAACCAAGACTGAACAAATCATAAGGTAAATCATTACGAGAAACTAAGTACAGTCTTGGAGCATAACCTTTACCTGAAATAGGTATCCGCACTTTCCAAAGATTAAGCTGGGGAAAACCAGAGACATCTAGTCGCCAAGCATTTAAATCTGTTTCATCTCTAGCCAATACAGTCGCCCCAGGCACAATTGTAGGATCTACGAATTCCCGCTCAATACTGAGTAGCCCGTAGTCAGGGTCCGTAGAATCTATATTGTGTACTGTTTTATAACGGTACATTCTACGTCGAGATTCACCGTCTATATAAAAGTCAGTGTAGAAATATAGATTTTGGAGAGAAATATTATTCAGTTTGATTTGAAGTTCACGATATCGTTTCTTAAAATCTGCATCGTGTTCCCGATAACCCGTATCTAGAATTTGATAGTTTTTGAACCGATTTATTTGGTCAAAACTAGTCTGTATGTCCAGAGATTCATCTTCATACTCTCCTACTGCAGGCAAGATGCGTAAGTTCTGGGGAATGTAAAGGTCCATACAGTTCTGGGAATCATACTGTAAGAACTGTATGCCTGTAGTTATCCCAATATCGTAGGATCCGTCTGTATAGACTATGCGTTGGTATAAGGGCACGAGTCCCATGAGCGTGCCTTTCTTAGTTGCGTCATCTTTGAAAGGCACATAGATGTGCTGAGATTCATGTATATAGATACGCCATGTACGTGCAATCGTGTTGTAGAGTAGCATAAGATTTACATACAAGCCACTGCTTGTTTTAAAAACATAAACATTATGCACATCTTCGTAGTCTAAATAGTTGTAGTAGTGCACTAGCTCAAGAGTATCCTCATAATTGTAGAGTGTGTGCATTATCTCTAAGACAGATTTTCTAAAATGATCGAAAAAAGATTCCATATTCTTGGAAATAGGAGCGATTGTCAAATCTCCTGTAGCCACACGTGGTACAACCATATAGTAGTAGTTCCCTGATTTAAAGAATACCATATTCTTGACGACTTTAATTAAATGAATATCCCATTCTTGTATATCTAATCCACCTTGAATCATTGTCGTCGTCCAAGAGCCTGTTTCCAAGTCAGGGGTGATTAAATGTAGTTGTGTACTTGTGAACACTAACAAGTTATCAAGGAAAGGTAGAACATGTCTTATAGGCTCTTCAAAGAGATCTGCATTCTGAGGGTAAGGAAAATAGCTTGGGTCATTTACATCACTCATTAGTAAAACTGTAGGATCTTCTTGGAGACCGTAAACTACAAGCCTATGGTTCCAGAAAGAAAGTCCAGATGCTTTAGCAATGTCATAGTTCACTGGTTTGATATTTGCGGTGCTGCCGTATTGCGTAGGGTCAAAGTTAAATCCTACCGTTAGAACTTGTTCAGGAAAATCTACGCCTTGTTTAGTTGCAGTTATTCTCACTAAAATTTGCTCACTCGGAGATGCAAATGTAACCTTGACTGCAGGCAGACCGGACATACTCAACGTTTCTGTGGATAGGGTATTCCATGTGTCTGCTGCAGGCTCTTTCCATTCCCATTTAAATTTATAGGTATTCCCTTCAGGTGCTGAGTAGAAGCAACGGAACGTTAAGTCTTGGTTCATTAAAGGTGTCATCATTAAAGCACCTGTGGAGTCATAAAGCAAGATTCCCAAAAACTGAATAGTACCTACACCTGCTTGATCCATAAACGAATAAGGGTTTTGCTGGAGCATATTATAGCCCCACATAACTGCTTCTTTAGGTGTAATTTGTCTGGGAGTAACTACTTCACTGTCATAGCGTGCACCTGGTTCCCCCTCGAGTTCTTTACAAAACTTAGTTCGAACTAGTTCTGATGGATTTGTATCAGAATGTCTAAAAAAGTAATAGTTGTTATTATACGCAAAAGTACCCACGTGCTGTGCGATATAAGGAGAACCCGTCAAAGGTAGGTTATGAATACGCACAGCCTTAGGACGTTTAAACGAAGTGTATGTGCCACCTGTAGTTAAGGACTTGATTACTAAATCTTGAGCACTAATAAAAGGTGAAAAAGCTTCGTGAAGTCCTGCCTCACTTTCATAGTAGTCTGAAGGGGCATATGCAGTAGCTACTCGTAGACCGCCACGATATAGATTTGTATTTGGAACTGCTTCTAACTCAGGCTGCCCAATGATTATTTGTTGATAAGTTTTATTATTAACTTCAGTACATTGTCGTCCAGCAGCTAACATCAGATCATCTGCATATGGAGTATAAGACAAAGTAGTTAGTTCTTGTAGTTTGCGATGCAAAGCCAACGACTGTGGCTTTAAGCTGGGTCTAGGCGTAAGGCTTGCACCTTTGTCTTTTAAATCATAATTTACCATGAGCTTAACAAAGCCCGGAGCTAAAGGAGCATCAGTGTAGTACATTCCCGCGTTAAAACGTTCTTCAGCTAAAAGAACACGGCGTTGTCGTTTATAATTTTTAAAAAACTTTGTAGTAGAATCCATAACTACACCCCTCCTTTAGACACATAGATCGTCATAGAACGCTACAATCCCTGTTTTTTCTGGCGTATCTAAAGCACCTTGACTATCTGAACGGTACTCTTCAGGTACTTGGTGGCTGTAGTCACGTTCCATATAGAATAAATTTCTTTGATACATTAAGTTGTATTGAACAGCGCCTTCTGCACCTTCTTCGTCCATTACGTAAAAATAGAACGCAGCCCCTACAGCGACGACTGTTCGTAAATATTTATCTGGAAAGAAATTATAATTAGGATACTCTGGGTACGCGTCCTGTGTAAACTCTGAAAAAGTAGGATACGTGGAGTTTAGACGATTGTTAATATCGTCAATGACAGCATCCAAATGTAGTTTTAATTCTTCATAGTTAAAAAGCTCTCCAGCTAAATGCTCATTTACTCTTTTAACTAACTCATTTAGTAGCATACGTGCACCTCCCTATAAAAATAAAACGGAGAGGGGAGTTTATTCCCCTCCCCTGTCGGAGTTAAAAGATACGTAGTTCTCCCGGTGCGGTTTCGAAGTTATTAGGGATATTAGCCATCTTGCCTTGCTTAGTTAAGATGGCATCTATACGCATACGCCGAGAAGTTATCTCATCTGCAAATGTTTTAGGCACACGCTGCATAGAACCGTCTACCTTGAAAAAGATTGTAACTCCATTGATACTGACTGACATGACGTTTCCAAAATATGGGCGATACATGGGGGAAAGATACATGGAAACTTTTTCTTCTTCCTTGTAGCGTTTAATTAAGGCTTTGCGTCGTGTCTCAGCACGTTTAAGTTCCTGTCCAGCTTTTTGCATAACCTGTTGATTAGTTAGTACAGGTTCTACTTGCACAGCTTCAGGAACCTTTTCTGGAGTTAAAGATCGTTTAGCCATATGCTACCTCCTAGCATTAAACAACGTTAATTTGAGAAGGAACACAAACGTAGTCTACAATAGCCTCCAACCGGGTAGACCCAAAACCAACGGAATTAATTTTAAAACCAATAGACTGTCTTTGGTCGATAGGGTCAAGCACCCCTGAGGATCCTTTTGCTTTGGTATATACTCTAACTTGTCCTTCTCCTGTAAGTCCAGTGCGAGTAAGAGCATCCTTACCAACAATCAAGACATGCTGTGCTTTAAATTCAACATAGTCGTCCCCGTCTTGTTCTGCGTTCCAAGCGTCTAAATCCCAAATCTTTTGTCCAGGGATATAAGAAGCATCCTCCCCAGTACGAGAGTCTTTAACGTATCCATCTACTACAGTAACAACAGGCGTAGTGCCATCGGATAATTTAGCATCTTCAGCTAGAGAAACAAATTCATAACCGTTCTCAGTTGCACGGTACAACCGTTTGTACACTTTATTGTCCTTGACAAACTCTGAAGAGATCGGACAAAGCAAAGTTTCATAGAACTCCATATCAAACATAGGCACAAGCATAGAGTTGTCGTACATAGTCTTAGTGCTTTGGTTATACTGCATATACTTCTCTACTACAGGATCAGAAATCATATCATAGTAAAACTCAGGTCCAGCAATGACGTGATATCGACCATTAGAGCGAGGTTTAACCAAAGCTTTCTTTAGAGCCAATACAATAAGCCTTAAGTCCGTCATAGTAGGCTTAGATGTAGGAGTTAATTCTTCAAAGTTTGCAGCTGTACCAGCGTACCATTTTTGAGCAACGGAAAATAGCACTTCTCTAGCTAAAAGGTCAAGAGTTTCCATAGCAACTAAGGAGTATTCTTTAGTGTAGTGTGCTATAATGGGGTCCACTACCTTAAAGTCTACCTTATCACTGAACTCCATGTAGCGACCATACTGATAAGCAGCAATCTTGTACTTTTCGACAGAACCTTTGTCAGACTTAGGAGGCACGCCTTCTTCAAGCGGTATAGTGTGTGCTTGCAAAGGTGCCCAACGTCGAATCAAAATTTCGTCAGCTTTTTCTTGAATGGGAGTCTCATCTGCTAGCCGGAAATACACATAATCATCAGCATTGTAACGAATAGTGTCGAGCAACTGTTTGGAGTAAAAAATTTCAGGGTTAATTACATTTCCGCCAGCTTTAGCAGCTAGCTCTACATAAGTGTTAATGTCTGCGGTTGCGTTAAGTTTCATTGGGTTCCACACTCCTTGTTAAGTATTAGTCTTTAGCGGCTGCGTTTTGCGCAAACCATTTGTTTAGGTCTGCAATAGTATTAATTTTAGGTGGATCTCCTTGCGGTTGTCCGGACTTTTGCTGTGGCGTTGAGCCGTGGGTGTTAGCTTTTAAGGCGCGTTGTGCTTCTTGCTGGGCCCCTTGAGCTCTTGCAGCAGCAATCAGCTTTTCATAGTTATAAGAAAGATACAGGGTAGGAAGGTCTAGAGGCTCTTCATAGGGATTGAGTCCGTCTGACACCAGTTGATCCGCAAAAGCTTGAAGGGCTTTATCATCCAGCTGAAACCGATCCTTAACCCTCTGAAATCCAAGAGCAGCTTGTCTACGTCTCTCTTCCTGCTGATACTGCATATTCATCTCCTCCAAAACTTGGAGACGTTGTAAAATAGCAGGATCAATATTTTGCTGCTTTGCTTGAGCGTCAATAATCTTCTGCTGAATAATCTCTTGCAACTCTTCAGGCTTTGTGTTGGTGTCAACGCCAAGTACATTCGCGATACCTTTAATAAGCTGCTCATACCGTTTATTTTGCACACGCATGGCTGCAAAAGCTTGAGCTGCTCGGTTGGCACGCTTAGCCTCTTCAAGATCTGCTGGGGTGGGCTCCCCTTCTGATGTGGACTTATCTCCATCATCAGCACCAGTTGGCTTTGGTGCTGTACCCTCTGTAGCTGTAGTTGCTTCCCCAGCTGCTTCTTCAGCTGTTTCTTCGGCTGTTTCTGAGGAACCTTCCTCAGAGGCTTGTCCAGAAGCTTGAGCAACTTTAGCAGGGTCTACACCAAAAGCAGTTAAAAGCTCGTTCATGTCTGCCAGGTTAATCACTCCTTAGTGTACATAGTGGCGAGGTATGCACGGAGCCGCAAGATATACACACAGTTAAGGGCTGTGGAACCCAACTTGCTTAGGTTAATTTTACCACATTAGTTATTTGCTTGTCAACCCTACACCGTAGGCGGCAGTTGTCCTTCTGGGGCAACCGCAGGTATAGGAGCGTCCTCAGACATCTGCCCCATACGCTTCTTTCTAAGCGAATGTGCTGTTGCTAAAACAGCATCGTCTGGGCTAGCACCTTGCCTTACAAGATCGGCGTACTGATAAAGTACTTGGGCAACTTCTTCTGTAGCGTCTTCTAAGCGTTGCATCCCCATACGTTCAAGCATAAATTCTTTATTAGGTAAATCTTGGAACATAAGCCATTCTTCTTCAGTAATGAGCTGGACCCGCTGTCCTTGTTGTGCGTACTGCATTTGTTTTTCCATAAGCATGTTGGCCATCTGTGCAATACGCTGCTTGTTCTTGGGCAACTCTGAACTAATATTAATTACATAGTTGAACAACGTATCCTTATCAATTTCAGGGAACTTGATTTCGATAGTGCTCCATTTTGTTGAATCAGGCTTCTTATAGAAATACTTACGCGCAGGAGCGTATTCAATAAAATGTGCTAGAACTAATTTAGTTAGCTTTTTTGCGTAGGCTTCATAATTAGCCAGCTTAGGCGTATCAATGAGAGTTACACGATTTAACATTTCTTCAGTACCGCCGGTAGTTATAATAGAACCTGTGTCTCGTCCGGTGTAACGTCCGTCTACACCCGATACAAGCTCAATGCCTTGCATCATGCTATTTTTAAGATTTATTAAATTCTGAGTGATAGGTGGGAACTGCTGATAATGCACAGCTCTAGAAGCATCCCCATGAACTACAAAAGTTTTGTCTGCGTCATCACCATGTTTAGCAAAAGAATTAATGTTCAATCCTGATTCAGAGCTAATAAATTTAGGAGGACGTTGGTTTTTGTACTCTGCTGTTAAAGCAATAGAATCCATGATGTTGTAAGCTACATTATTAGCAAATACTTTCGCACATTCACTAGTGCCAATCAAAGCCCCAGCTGGTAAGTTACAATATAGCTCTGCAAAAGGAAATACACGAGGAAGCACGTCAGTTTTGTAGTATAAGATGTGCTCCACATCAATGGTGTGGATCTCGTCAATTCTATCACCATTCTTCACCCAAAAAATAACTAGCGTATAGTAATCTTTAGCTCCAGCACGTCCCATACGTTCTTGTCCTTTTAGTTGTGGAATCTGCAGCGGAGTGTGAGATTCACTAGTCTTTTTTACATACTTCATAAATTCTTCGCGATACTTAGAGTCCTCTAGAAAAATAGACTTATGGTACTGCTCATACGTCATACAGTACTCTGCCGTATCCAAACTAGTTGCAAAAGGATCCCGCATGAATTTAATTGGATCTACATTCTTAACAGTAACATTACCTTTATAAAAGCTGTCCCCAGAACCAGCAGTTAATTTATCGTCCCAACCTACTTGAGTGATGCCTAAGTTTAAAAGCGCAGCTCGTTCGCCTGCTTGAAACTGATAGAATCCAATGTTGCTCAAATCCCAAATACGGTCCAGTGCAATATTTAAGTGCTGTGTAATTTCAACATCTTTTTCAGAAGTGGGTTGAATCTCCGCAGACTTAACTACGGTATAAATAGATGCAAGCAAATTATTTTTGACATAACTAATAAAATTAGTGTCAGGCAAAATTTGGTAGGGTGGGAACTTAGCGCCGATTGCTTTCCATAACTCGCCACGGTCTGTAGCGTCCAGTAAGCGCATACGCTTATGCTCACGAGCGTAATAAGAAACACAAAGGTCATACCATTCTTTTAACTTCTTTATCGAAATCAAATCTGGTTTATCAATCTTCTTGGCCATACTGTTCCACCTCCATTACATCATTAATAGCTCTGATAACTGAGTCTAAGTTCATAACTGGCTGTTCGATATCTTCAGGCAGCTCTGCAGGTTCGGGGGCCGCCTGTGCTGGGCCGTGCTTATGGTGTATGACAATATTAATTGGTCGGTTAAAAAGCAAGCATACAGCGACCACCAAAAGCAAAAATACAATTAAAATGTCCATCAGTATCCTCCTTAGAAATTATAGTCTATAATATCAAATGGTCCGGCGGCAATTTCTTCAGGCGTATCGGAAAGCACATGTTCAGCATAGGTAGCTTCTGTACTACGTGCAGGACGAGCAAGTATATTAACCCCTTGCCTATTGTAAATACCATACACAAGATTGCGCGGATCAGCAGGAAGTTCCATGACAATCCATTCCAGAGGGTTAATAGCATGATTATTTTTATCTTCAGGCTTATCGTTCCAACCGGTAGAGTCTGAACGAGAAGCAGCAAATTTATAGTCCCGCAGCTCTTGGATCAACCCTTTACAGCAGTCATGTATTCGAAGTTTACCGGATTCAAAATAAGTGTTTAATCGGTAAATACGTGCATCAAGATTTATAAAACCAGGTTGAAAGTTAATCCCGTAGTCTAGGAAGTGATCTGCTAAGGATTTCTTTTCATAGTCCCGCTTAGGTCCAGAACGCGGGTCTATAATTGGAGGACATATCCAACCCCCCACAGGAATATCTTTCGTACCCTCAAAGAACAGTTTAGCTAATTCTTCAACGTTACGGTTGTTTGTGCGTATCTCTTTGTAAATGTGTAATACAGAATGAATTTCGTCAACTGCTCCAAACAAAAACACAGAGTCGTCAGACAAACCATAGTCGTAAGCAACAATGCGTTTCCATTGTCGCGGAATCTCAAAGGAAGGAATTACATAACGCATGGCAGACGGATAAACAAGTCCTTCAGCATAAAGAAAACTTCCATATACAAAACGATTAACCCACCATGCAGGTTTATTTTTAATTAAGTCTGCTACAAATGTAGGAGGCAAAAACTCATTCAGTTCTGTGGCAGTAATATGTGCAGAGATAGCAGGATCACGTTCA